GACGCTATGGTTAAGAAAGCAGGCATTGCGCTTGCATACTTTGATGAGCGCGAAGAACAGGAAATTCACACATTCACAGGTCTAACAGATGACGCGATGCAGTTATTGATTGACCAAGATGATGTAGAGGTTCTGGAGCATACTGAAACCATGTCGATCAGCATGGACGAAATGGGCATGGAAATCGAAATGCCAATGCACGATGTTCGCATTGCGCGCACGATTACCAAGGGCGACATCAAGGTTGAAAGTGTACCACCAGAGGACTTCTTTGTGGATCGCAATGCGCGTTCCGTCGATGACTTCTATGTGATTGGCCACACGACAGAAATGCGGATCGCAGACTTGCTGGCGATGGGCTTTGATCTGGATGAACTAAGCGATGTTGATGGCGGCCGTTATTCTGCGATGGATGACGAGGCCGAGTTTGAACGTCGTGGCTATACCGTTGACGAAGATGACGACGAAAACACGTCAGCAGCATCTAAGAAGGTCAGCGTTACAACAGCATTTATGGAACTGGACATTGATGGCACTGGTAAGCCACGCTTGTACCAATTCTTGTGTGCGGGTGCTGGCTACAAGTTGTTGAACTTTTATGAAGCGGATATGGCTCCATACGCAATTTTTGAGGTCGATCCAGAGCCACATGCGTTCTTTGGCACATCCCTTGTTGATTTGGTGATGCACGATCAGGACGCAGCGACATCTATGCTGCGCGGTGTTCTGGACAACGTGGCTTTAACAAACAATCCAGCACTACAGATTGTTGATGGTCAAGCTAACATTGATGATTTGCTCAATAACGAGATTGGGCGCATTGTCAGAGTTAAGCAAATGGGCGCAGTTGGTGAAATGGCTGTTCCGTTCACAGCAGGTCAAACGTTGCCAGCTTTGCAGTATTTTGATCAGCTTGTGGACAACAAGACTGGCGTTTCGAAGATGGCGCAGGGGCTTAATCCAGACGTACTGAAAAGCGCAACAGCAACCAGCGTTGCGGCGTCTATCGAAGGTCAGGCGGGTCAGGCAGAGGTCATTGCGCGTAATATTGCAGAGGGCGGTATGCGCCGTTTGTTTAAGATCATCTTAGACTTGGCGATCAAGAACGTCGATGGCGAAGAAATCGCGCGTTTAAATAATCAGTTTGTGCCTGTTGATCCGTCAAACTTTGACCCAGAAATGGACTTAATTGTAAACGTGGGGATCGGCACAGGGCGCGAACAAGAGCGCGCAGCAGCGTTGATGCAGGCGTTTACGATCCAACAGCAAGTTTATCAGGCTTACGGGCCTATGAATGGCGTTGTGACGCTTACACAGATGCGCAACACAATGGCAGACATGCTGGCGCTGGGCGGTGTTCGTAATTCAGAGCGTTATTTCTTGCCGATCACACCAGAGATCGAACAGCAGATGTTGATGCAGCAGCAGCAGCAGGCGCAGCAACAAGCAGCGACGCAGCCGCCGATGCAAGACCCGAATGCAATGTTAATGCAGGCAGAGGCCATGAAAGCGCAAACTCGTGCGCAGGTAGACATGGCGAAAGCCCAAATGGATCAGCAGTATAAGATGCACAAGCTGGCTATGGATGACGACTTAGCGCGTGATGACATGGTTCAGGACTTGGCAGTTAAGGTTGCCGAGATACTAGGCAAGTACGGTACAGCAGTTGATGTTCAGCAGGTCAAAGAAGAACAGGCCGCAGTGCGGGAACACAATGCAAACATGATGGGAGCAATGGGTGGATATTGAGATACGGGCAGCACGTTCTAAGGCACTGCTAGGTCACGAACACTTTATTGAGACTATGAAGGATTTGCGGGAACGTCAGAAAGACATTTTCGCAGATAGCGCCGCCTCAGACGTTGAGGGGCGAGAGGAAGCACACGCAATCATTCGTGCGCTAAATGCAATAGAGGTAAGTCTAAAGGCTGATGTAGACGCCGTGACGATCCTCAAGAAACGGAAGGAACAGCACCGTGGAAACGACTGAACCGATCAACGGTAACGATATAGGCGCAGTTGCCGAGAACTTGATTATGGACGCGCCAGTAAATTCTGACGAAGCGACTGACGAAGTTGTGGATCAGGTTGTTGACGAACAGCCAGAGACAATGGAAGCAGATGCCGAGGGTCAGGATGACGTCGATACATTGTCCGATGACGAACTAGAGTTCGATGACGATGTTGAGGATGTTGAGATCGAACAACCCGAAACCGAACAAGAGCCTGTTTATACTGTCAAAGTTGATGGTAAAGAAAAGCAGGTACACTTGGACGAGTTACTGCGTGGTTATTCAGGGCAAGAGTACATCCAAAAGGGTATGGCAGAAAACGCCGAGGCCCGTAAAGCGGTTGAAACGCTAATCCAGCAGACCAACCAAGAACGCCAACAATTGCAAGGAATGATGCAACAGTTGCAGCAAGAAGGTATCCCTTCAGTACCAGAATATCCGTCCGAGGAACTGCGCGCCAGTGACCCTTTAGGCTATCTGGAAGCCGAAGCTGAATACCGTCGAGCAATGGACAAGCGGATGCAATGGGAACAGCAAGCGAAAGCACTGACCCATCAACAGGAGCAACAAAAGCGCCAACAGCAGGCACAACGTCTCGAACAAGAGGCAGCGCGTTTGGCTGAATGGATGCCAGAGTTTTCCGATCCGCAAAAACGTGATGCTCTAATGATGGACATCACGACAAAGGCCAAGAAACATTACAGCCTAACGGATGAAATGCTTTCAACGGTTCAAACCGCAGAAGAAGTCGCAATCTTGCGTGATGCACTACGCTATCGTGAAGCAGTTGCGCGCAAAGATCAGGCTAAGGCAAAGGTTCAGGGTAAACCGCCTGTTGCCAAACCATCTGCGAAAAAGTCCATGCAAACTGACAAAGCGCGTCAAGCTAAGCAGGCGAAGGCAAAAATGCAGAAGCGCGGTGGCATTGATGATGTCGCTAACTTCTTACTCTCTTAAAACTTTTGCTTTGAAAGGACAGACCAATGGCTGTTAATGCAAACACAAACCAGACATATGACGTGTCTACAATTCGTGAAGACCTCGATGCGGCATTGTCATCCATATCGCCTACTGAAACAATTTTTATGAGTTCAATCGGCACACGCAACGTTGACAACACTTACTTTGAGTGGAGTGAAGTTGACCTAGCGGCAGCAGGTGACAACCGTGCGGTTGAAGGCGATGCGGCGACAAACTCAGCGCCAACCAATGCAGTTCGCAAAGGTAACTACACACAGATTTCTACAAAAACAGTAGAAGTTTCATCCACTAACCAAGCGGTTAATGGTGTTGCTGATGCACAAACTGTTGCGAAGCAGGTTGCTTACAAGCTGTCAGAAATGAAGCGCGACATGGAAAAAATGTTGTTGGACAACGTAGCTGCGTCAGCAGGTACAGCTTCAACAGCGCGTCAAACAGCAGGTTTACCCGCGTTCTTGACAACCAACACAGCGCGTGGCGCAGGTGGCGCAGATGGCACAACATCTGGCACAGGTTCAGCAGGCTATCCAGACGCAGCTGCGACAGACGGTACAGCCCGTGCAATCACAGAAACTATCTTAAAAGGTGTTATTGCTGATTGTTGGGATGAAGGCGCAGAGCCAAGTGTTGTTCTTTGTGGATCATCACAAAAGCAAACTATCTCAGGCTTCACAGGTAACGCGACACGTTACAAAGAGGCAGAAGATAGCAAGCTAAACGCAGCAATCGACGTCTATATCTCAGACTTCGGTGAATTGCAGATTGTTCCAGCGCGCCACATCCGTTCACGCGATGTGTTCGTTCTTGATCCAAACTACGCAGCGGTTGCGTATCTACAGACTGCAAAGCAAGAGCCTCTTGCGAAAAACGGTCTGTCAGAGCGTCGATTGATTTCTGCTGAATATGGCCTACAGGTCACATCAGAGAAAGCACACGGCGTTATCGCAGACGTTAGCTAATAGATTGGGGGCTACGGCCCCCTTTCACCTACACAGGGGTTAGATATGAAAATAAAAATTACCACAGATCGAAAGCCTTGGATTGAAGGTCGCAAGACTGAAAAGGGCGAGGTGCTTGATGTTACAGCAGCAGAAGCAAAAGTCTTTATTGGCAATGGCTTTGCTAAAGAAGTAAAAGAAGCGCCCAAAAAACGCGGTAGGCCAAAGAAAAATGACTGATAATATCTTAAAAACGAATTACGCTGTTGAGGATGGCAAGGTGATCGTTAATCGCCAGCAAGACATCCAGCGCATTTTGGATTTTAACAAAGAGCGCAATATTGAGGGACACAATCGCAATTCTGACATGCGGTTGGCGGGTTCTATTCCGTTCGTTGTTGTTGAAATGTGGCTAAAGGAAAGCGGTGCTAAACTAGGGTCGCAAGAGTTTGCAGAATATGTTAAAAAGAAATTAATGTCAGGCGACTTTGGTAAGTTAATTGCTAACGGATATTAAAATGACCGCACCGATTAAGGTTAATCTGCAAGCCATGTCGTTTGGCTTCGCTATCATTGTTCAAACTATTCTTTTGGTTGGATACATAACTGGCATCGCATCCGATGTTGAGA